GCTGAAGATATACAAGCGCGGGGCAACAGCCGTGGTGCTTCAGGGCAATGCAATCCTGAAGACCGTCAAGATCACCGCCACACGCGGCAATCTGATTCAAGGATCGTTCCAATTCGTCGGCAAAGGTGCAATGTCATAGAATTATCAGTTACTTTCATTTTTGTTATATTAGAGGTTAATAAATTTTGTGAAAGGGGTGGCAGCGGCCACCCCGCTTTTATTATAGAAAAAACAACACGGCACGGGCCGACCTCACGGCCTACCACGTACCATTTATGTCGTCGCCCCAACCGTCATCCGCATCGACGCTGATTGAGCGACCAGCCGAGAAGAGGGTTCCGGAGTAGGCGGTGATATGATTCCGCTGCATCGGCACATCAGCGATGCTGATTTGCGATATTGTCGAATTGTCGGAGGCTTTCGCGGTCAGGGTGATGTCGGTGGTCCATGCTTGCGAAGGGCTGAGACAATAGAAACTCGCAGCGAGTTGGCCTGTGGTGCCAGCGTAGGATGCAGGCACGCTGATGGTGCGCGTTGTGGTGCGGCTGTCGGTGGCTTCGCCCGTCAGCACGTCGATGCCGTAGTACCAGGTTGAGGGCGTGACGCAGAGCGAGAAGAGCGCGGCAGGAACTTCATCGGTGATGGTGATGCGCAGTCGGGCCGCGACGCGCTGGAGCGTGACGGACTGACTCGCTGACGTGCTCGGGGCAACCGTCAGCGCGAGTGATGCCCAGAAGGTGTCGGAAGGTTTATTCCACGAAATCGTGGTTCCCGTCTGTGTCGGCTCTGATCCGCGAGAGGCCACGAAGTAAAAGGTATGGTCGCCATAATCCACATCGACGGATGGCGCACCGAAGTCGGCATCGTCAGCAGTCTGATGCAGCAGCAGCGTTGTGCCATCATACACCCAAAGGTCGGTGAGGTTGAGACTCGAGAGCGTGGCGCGGGTCATCGGTTCCTGCGTAACTTGGCCACTCACAATGCCGAAGGTGATCTCCTTGTGCGTTTTGATGGTGTCATTGTTGATCTTGATTTCAATCTTTCCGACTTTCGGCTCCTCTTCAGGATCGTCATCCTTTGTGCAACTCGGCAGTATCGCGGCCACTGCCAGGGCCATAAACATTAATTTTTTCATAGTCGTTTTGTTTTTTTGGGTTTAACAATCAGGGCTTTGGCACTATGCATTCGCCCCAAAAATAATATTGCTTTTTATGTCTGTCATATTCAGCATTGATATGACCTTTGCAGGCTGTAACATTCTGATGCTTGACAAATATAATCAAATCTCCGAGCATCGCAACAGGAACATAGCCAACGATTGTGCCGTTTGGCAAGACGATACGCATGGATCTCGACACGTCAGATTGGCGGCGGTCGAAAACCACATTGCCGACAAAGCTACCCGCGTATTTCTTCATCCAGGCATCTTGTCTGACTTTGTCAATTTTGAAGATTTTCACTTCTGAGGGTGGTGTTTCTGTTTCTTTCATAGTTGTTTTGTTTTAAATAGTGATTATATTTAGGGTAGGGCGGCACACATCACCGCCCTTTGTCCTTTTTTAATTTCTCGGCTATCATGTCGAAGTCATCGTGAACGGATTGCGCCAGCACCTTGGCATAGCGTTGCGTCTGGCTGATGTTCTTGTGGCCAAGCATCTTCGACACGTTCTCAATCTTCACGCCATTACGGAGCATATAGGTGGCGAAGGTATGACGGGCCAAATGCGAGTGCAGCCGCGTCTTGATGCCAGCCATCACGCCCAAGGCTTTCAACTGGTGGTTGTAGTCGGCATTATCCAACTTCGGAACCTTCATGCCGTACTTCTGCAAGACGTTGAGTGCCGGTGGCAAGAGGCTCGACACATAAGGCACACCCGTCTTGATACGCTCGCCGACGTGGTTCCATCGCTGACCGTCCCATTTGTAGTCGCTGATGTCGAAAGCCTGCGCGTCGCTGAAGCTCAGACCCGTGTACATCTGGAAAACGAACAAGTCCTTCGCCATCGCCAACAGACTCCCGTCGGGCACCAGAAGCAGCTCGAAGGCCCGCATTTCGTCTTCAGTCAGATATTCCACGTTCTCCTTGTCGCCCCGACGAAATTTGCCACGCAGATTGATATACGGATTCTCTGCTATTTTGCCGAAATCCCTGGCACGATTCAGCAGGGCTTTCAGACACTTGTGATAGGTGAAAACCCCGCCGTCGCTGATTCGTCTACCGTCATACGTCTTCAGTTGGTGCAACCACGAGTCGAAGAGATAGATATTCTCGACCGTCACATCCTGCCAGCGGTTCATCTTGTCGAACTCTATCAGCCTGACGATAAGCGTATAGTAGTGCTTGCGTGTGCCATCAGCCAGATTGAGCATCGGCACCTGCGACTCAATCCAATTAATGAACGTCGGTTCTTCATTCAACGATTCAGACGTTTGCCACACCATGCGGCGGATGCTCTCTGTGTCAATCTGCGTTCCATCCTCGATACAGGCATTCACACACGCGAGAACTTTATTATAGATAATCGCCAACCGATTGTTGAGCTGCTGTGCTCCAGGGCAGTTGATAATCTGACCGGCCACAAACTCCGACTTGCGGCACTTGATTCCCGTGCCGAAGTAATAAGACTTGCGGGCGATGGTCACACGAATCTCCAGCTGCCCCTTGCCACCATCAGGTACTCGCCCCCTGTGGTCCCATACGATTGAATTGGTTATTTTAGTTATTATCATATTAACATATTTTTATTTTGTTTCCCCACATTTGGGGAAATGTTTTACCAAAGTGGGGAAACAAACCCCCAAATAATGTCTAATAATGTCTTATTTTGTTTTCCCATATATTTTTCAGATTTAATGAAAACCCCTTTATTTACGGCGGATGTCGCGATTTTCGGCATAACCCCGCCCATCTCAAAGGTGATCCGTTTGGGGTTATGCCGCGATTGCGTAATAAGGCCATATTTAAATAGGTTAACCGTGTTTTCATGGTATAGCGGTGGGGAAACAATGGCAGAAAATGCCAGTGTATTCGCCACTGAAAACAGGTTAAACTATATACTATTATGTTCATACGTGTGCGGGATTATTATCTTTAGAATCAGCAACGCCTGGAGTGAACGGGAATTTCCTGAGCACATCTTCACCTTGATACTTGCTGAGCTGTTGACGCAGCAAGGCATTTTCTCTTTTTAGCGATTCGATAGTCTCGCGTTGACTTGCGATGGTTTCGTCTTTTGCAGCCAAGGCAGCATTCACGAGGCTGCTTTGATCTATTTGTTGTCTTGGAGCGTCAAAACCGTCTATTGTCTTTTGAACATCTTTTATTGCTCGCTCCATTTTGTCGAATGCTTGGTCTGTTTGAATTGTCAGTTCGCCTTCACCAGTTAGCAAATAATCGAGCGAGATATATTCGTTCACTGCCGAATGGAACAAAATCACAAAATCTTCATCATTCTTTTCTTTGATACGAGCCAAGGCTCTGGTGAAGGACGCTTCAGCGATACCCATTTCTTCGGCAATATCCTTCTGCAAGATTCCCTTGTTTCGCTTCAGCCAATTCAAGGCTTGTTTGACTCTGATATACAATGTTGACTGCGGCATAATACACCTTAATTTATTAAAATTACTTAAAACTTAACCTAAATTGATACAAGTTTCAGCTTTGTTTTGTATATTTGCACCCGTAATTAAGTAAGTAACAACGAGGCAAGAAAATAGCCGTCAGACGGGAGGCCGTCTTAAAGCAAGCGGATAACTGCCTAATTTGCGAACACTTTGGCGAGTGTATGGATTGCAAATATACGGCTTTTTCTGCCAAGTTGTAACAAACAAGGTAAATAATTAAGTAATTTTATGAAATTAGAAAAAGTTGGACGCGGAGAATGGGATGCACTGGAAGTCGGTGCAATCGGCATTTTCACTTTACCGAACAAGCGTGCAAAGGAGGTCGCCAGAGTGTCGTTGAGTCAGGTGAAAGACCTGTCTGAACCACAAAAGGACTTCGAGCGTGTTTCATGGGATGAACTGAAAGAGAAGTATGGTCAGGAATACCAGATGGTGGTCCCTGATGAATCATTGACGTTGGCATTCAGAAGAATCAAGTAAACGATGAGCGAGAAGGTACTGGAGGCGAAGATAGTGGCAGCGGTGAGCAAGGCCATGCGGACCTACTGCGAGAAGTGGGTGACGGCAGAGGTTCTTTGTGAGCACGTTGGGACACTGACAACGAGGTTCCTGAAGGATCACGGGCAGATGTTTAATCGCACTCAGGTGATATGGAAAGACAAGAACGGCATCGAACACGCACAGGGATGGCTCTACCCATTGCACGAGATTCTGGAGATGGTAGAGGACGGGCGGATCAAGGAACTCAGAGAACAATAGACAGTTAAGGCCATATTTAGATAGATTGCAAATTGCAGTAAATTTTGAACTTTCCCAGTGGCAGCGGCCACGCCAAAGGATTTACATTTTGGTTTTTAGTTTAGTAGTATGAATTTTTGTGAGAAAGGAAATCGTGAGACTACCTTCACTCGGGTTAATAGATTGTTTGTATAAAACTGACCAGTCTGCCGTGAGGCCCGCTGGTTTCTGGAAGAAAGCAATAAAAGGGCTGCGGTGGTTCGACTCCACTATCTTCCGCAAAGTGCATGGAGAAGCGCAAGCGAACGGTCTGGCTAACAGGAAGTGTAATGAACGACCTTCACGAGATGGAGGCAACGAAATCGCTCACAGGTCAGAAGGAGGCAGCAAAGTGGCACCAGGTCCGGGAACGACATCCGGCAGAAAGGTGGATGGGTAACTCGAAAGCATGCGGGAAAGTCGTAGGATGCGGGGTGGACAAAGGACCTAATGCGGCCCCGTTGTGTTCAACGGTGCGTGTTCCAAGCCACTAACGCAGAGGAGGTCAAACAATTTAAAACCAAAAGTTATGGAAACAATCAACAAACATCAGTTCAAGGAGGACCTCGATGTGAAGAGCATCCTCATTCAGTTGGCATTTGGCGCATTCGCTGGTCTTGCATTCATTGCTGTGTGCGGATTTGCCGAGTTAGTTCATGATTTAATCTGCCAATAATATGCCCGAAGATTATCACATTCATGGTGGTATAATTGAGACGATCAACTGCCAAGGCAACGTCATTATGCATGGTGGCGTTGTCGAAAGTTTGAACGTTCAAGGCGATTGCAAACAGTATGGTGGCATCATAGAACATAGAATCCTTCAGCAAACTCAAAACCCTACGACACGAGTAGTATATAAAGACCGCATCATTTATCGTGATCGCGTGAAGGTGGTATATCGAGATAGGCCAGGATTAAAACATGGAATGAGTGTTGTAAGTGATGATGACATGCGTGAATTGTACGAGCAGGCGAAATACTGGTTGAAAAAGGCGGATGAGTTAGAAGTTGAAAACACCAAGCTGAAAAAGGAAATAGAAGCCACAGAACGACAAAAGCTGTTGCGCGAAATCGACGACTTAAAAGAGAAGTTGAACAAGGCGCGTCAACGAGAGAATGTTGCCGTACTTCAGCGTAAAGATGCAGAGCGCGAGGCATTGATTGCCAAGTCACAGGTATGGGATGACTTCAAGCCGACCAAAGAACAGGTGAAATCATTCTATAAAATTATAACGAATTGCATGGATTGCGAAACAGATTACTAAACAATAAATAGTATGGAACAAATTGTAAGATTAACAGGGCGTATCGCTGAAGTGATGCCGCTTCAGTCGGGCGTAAGTCAGAGAACCGGCAACCAATGGAAGTCGCAGGAATATCTATTCGAGTATTTCCCTTGGTCAGGTGCCACCAATCCGAGTCGTATTGTAGTGCGCATCTTCGGCGAGGAAGACATTGCAAAATTCAACCTGAAGGAACGCGAAGAGGATGTGACGCTGACGTTGCGCTTCGCTGCATCGAAGAGTCAGGACGGCACGAGATGGTTTAATGAGATCAGAATCACCAACGTTGAGCGACCTGCCGCACAGCAGCAGACCATTAAGACGGATGATGAACAACCAGCTCCGGCACCGCAGCCAGAGTCACAATCTCAAAATCAGGAAGGAGGGGAAAATGGCGACGACCTCCCGTTCTAAAAAGCGACCAAAGGACGAGCCGATAAAAGTGCGCGTCCGTACATTGCCTAACGGTTACGATTTGGATGTCAACGGTACGGGCTTCATGTACTTCACCATCAACGAGCTGATTGAGGGATTCTTCGTGCATGTGGCATTGGGGGAGGTTGACTACATGGATAAGAAGACCATGCAAGACCTCATCACTGCATGTGCCATCTATCCAAACGAAGGCGATGCGATTAAGGCCACAACGCGATTCCACGAGCAAATCGAAGCACTCGAACAGTCACACCAGCGTGATGCATCGGTAATAGCCAATTTAAAGGCGCGTATCGTTGCTATTTCAGACGAGTTGGCCAAGACCAAGCGCAAGCTGAACGCTTACGTCACAAAGGAAAAGAAGGCCAAAAAAGAGGATGAGAAAGATAAGCCAAAGAGCAAGTGGGATGGTACAATCATTCACAAAGCAGACATCGTGACGAAAAAGAAGATTATAAAGGTAAAGCCTGGTAAAAAACCGCTCGAGATAAAACCATTGCCAAAGTCGAAAGACTGTGCTGAGTTGGAAAAGAAACTAAAAGAGAAAGGCGTATTGAAATGAGGGTAAGGAACAAGCAGCGCGACCACGAGCGATACATTGCCAACCGCCCAAGGATTCTGGCGCAGCAGAAACTTTACCGCGAGACCCACAAGGAGGAAATCAAGGCGAAGCGACGGCAGCGGGACTTCGAGAAGCGGTATCTCCTGAATCCGAAACCACCGACAAAGACGCGCAAGGAGTTGGATCACGATTACTACATGCGCCATCGAAAGGAAATCATCGCCAAGGTAACGGCGAGAAAGAAACAAAGGGACTATGAACGAAGAAAAGCAGAACAATTCACCACAGCCGCAATCGTATGAGCAGTCAGCGATGGACGAATTAGGGCCGTATCTTCTGGATGCAAGCAAGGATTATGATGAACCTTACTACATGCTCGAATATAACGGTGTACCATTCTCACCAATCGGAGGCATTCAGGCCCTCAGCGGACAGAAAAAGAACGGTAAAACGTTCGTTATTGCACAACTGATTGCGGCCTGTCTTGAGCCGGATGCGCCACGAGTACATGAGAACTTGCCAGGACTGACAATCCCACATAGAACACTCGAACACCTCGGTCATCTTCCAAAAGTGCTTTGGATAGATACCGAGATGGAAGAGTTGAACTCTGCCAAGGTGCTCAGGCGAGTGCATTGGTTGGTCGGTCAGGACTTCAAAGTGCCTCATGAACGGTTTCGTGTCCTCTGGATGCGTACAGTTGAAGGCAATACAAATGAGCCAGCCTTTGCAAAGCGATGGCGGCTGATCAAGTTGGCTATTGAGGTCATGCACCCAGACATCGTGTTCATCGACGGTGTGCGTGACATCATCGGTGACTTCAACGACAATGCGGCGAGTTCGCAGTTGGTGCAAGAACTGATGGCCACGGCTGAGAAATACCACATCTGTATCTGGAACGTGCTCCACATGAACCCACGCCCAGGCAACGATGACGAGTCGAAGATGCGAGGCCACCTTGGTACGGAGCTCGGAAACAAAGTGACAGATACATTGGTGAGTATTAAGAAGAAACAAGGCTCACAAGTGACGTTCACCGTGAAGCAACTCGACGCTCGTGGCAAGGATTTGGAAGATTGGCAATTCGAGATCACCGAGCAGGCAGGAGCCTTGGGCATCCCTCGCATCATTCCTCAGTCAGCCGTTCAAAAAGCGATCCAACTGGAAAGAGAAACAGAAGAGGCGATGCTTCGTGAGACGGTGCGAGTGTTGAAAGAAATTATCTACCCGCCAAAGAGTGAATATTTCACAAACATCATCAAGGGTCTGAAGGATAAACTGCACGTCGGTGAGGGTAAGGCAAAGACCTACTTCAATGCCGTGCGTGAACAACAACCCAATTTAATGTACCAAACGAATCAAAACAAATGGACCATGAGCAAGAAGGAAGTCGAGGCATACGAACAAGGTCTACCTTGGGCTCCTGAGCCTTCCGAACCCTGAACCCCCCAAACCCTACACCCCCCTATATAGGGGTGTAGGGTATTGGGGAAGGATTCGGGGTGCGGCGCGAGGTTCCTCGCACGCGCACGTCTTGCTTCTAATACATCTTTTCAAAACCGACGATTTATGATTGACCGAATCACCGAAGAAAAAATTAAGGAATCCGCAAAGATCGTGGATGTGGTTGGTGAGTTCCTTGACCTGAAGAAAAAGGGCGTTGCATACACCGCCTTCTGTCCGTTTCATGCCGACAAGCACCTGGGCAACTTTATGGTTTCTCCAAAGAAGAACATCGCCCATTGCTTCGCGTGCGGTTGGGCTGGCGATCCCATCAAGTTCCTGATGGACTACGACAAGAAGAGCTACAAGGAGGCCCTGATGTGGTTGGCGAAGAAATACAACATCCCATGCGAGGATGCGAAAGACTATGCCTACACACCGGCACCGCCAAGGCCACCGATTCCACAGTTGCCGACGTTGGAACTGCCGAAATACGTGATGGCAGGCACGCTGATAGATGAAGCACTCAATCAGGACAACCTCGTCAGATGGATTCGTCGCGGCATCTGCTGGGACACCATTCAGCGCAAGCGTGTCGAAGAGATGATTTGTGCCTATTTTATTGGTCACGGCAAGAACGGCCACACCATCTTCTGGCAGGTAGATGAGGAGAGCAGGATTCGCACTGGCAAGATGATGAAGTATAAGCAAGATGGCCACCGCGACAAGGTGGCCACATGGAACTTCGACTACATCCACGCCACGCTTCGCCGACACCGCGACCCGAAGACGGGACAGATGACCGACGAGCCGCCTTATCCATACCCGCACCTGTTCGACCCAGACAAACAGGAGATGCGTCAATGCCTGTTCGGTATGCATCTGCTCAACCGTTGGAAGCGCAAGGACGTTGATCAGACGGTGTGCATCGTGGAGAGTGAGAAGACGGCCCTGCTGATGGCTATCGCCTACGGCAACCACGCCAATCAGGTGTGGATGGCTTGTGGAGGCATTGAGAACATCAACCGCGATAAGTTGCAACCGCTCATCGACCAACGTCGGCGCATTATACTCTACCCAGACCGTGACGGCATCGACAAGTGGCGGCAGAAGTGCGAGCAGTTGCACTACGACCGCGCTACCATCGACACGAAGCCAGTCACGGAATGGTGGGTGCCTGAAGATGGAGAGAAGGCTGACATCGCCGACGTTGTGATCCGCATGGTGAACAACTCGAAGCCACTCACCACCATTGCCGACGTGGAGCGCGAGATGCCACAGGCAAAACCATTAATCGACAAACTAAACCTTGAAGTAGAAAATGATAGGAGAACAGAAACAGAAGGATGAAGGCTTTGTGACCGTAGCCACGAAGGTCCCACCGTATGTCGCCGAGTTGCTGATGATACTGGCGAAGATGCGCGGCATGGAGGTGTACGAACTGCTCCAGCTTCTAATCAATGGCTTCATCTCGTATGCCAAGGCCGACACCACTCTGCCCGACGAGTTCAGGCATCTGTTCGAGTCGCTGAAGATGGATGCGGCATGGAACAATGCCTACAACTTCGCCAGCCCGACGGCACAACAGGAGATTGAGCAAGTCATCTTGGTGCTTCAGCAGCGAGGGCGCACAGGCTTCGGTGTCACCATGATCGACCATCCGTTCATCAGCGAAGCTCGCATCACAACCAGTCTGCCTGCCATTGTGGAGCGCGTGCTGGAGTTGGCACTCGGCTTCAAAGACTATGTTCGACTGCGCAAGGTGAACACCGAACTCGAGACGTTCGACCCGATTGAGACCATCCGCACCATGCTCGACGCTCAGGAGATTATCAACATCGAGCAGAGCGACATCGAGGAGATGCCAGGTATAGGCAACTATCACGACTTCGGCAAGGCCATCGAGTATGGCAAGCGATACAAGCGCGTGGGCCGTCGCACACCTGACAGCCTGAACAATCAGCAAACCATCCGCTTCACCGACGAAGACCGCGAACTGGCAGAAAGTGAGGTGCGCGATGGTTGAATGCAGTGTGATAAGAAAAGACATGCGCGACGATCCACGCAATCGTCCTCGCAAAGTTACGAACCTGGACACGGAGCTGGAGCAGACGCTCGGCTTCCGACCGTTTGGAGTTGAGTGGTGATATGAGCAGAGACCCAAGATACCAAGCCCTATTGAACTCGAAGCGATGGCAAGTGGTGAAGGCAATCGTGTGGAAGCGAGCCAACGGATGCTGTGAGATGTGCATGAAGGAGGGCATCGTGACTGGTAGCCTTCAGAGCCAGCTCGACTGCCACCACATCGTGCCAGTTGAGTCAGGGCGAACGGTGCAAGAGATGGAAAGTCTCTGCTATGATCCCAACAACATCCGCTTGCTATGTGTTGCCTGCCATATCAAGACCCATGCCGAGGCTCGGAGCCACACGAAGGAGCAAGTAAAAGCAAACAAGGCGCGAGCTCGACGAAGGTTTCTCGAAGCCAACGATCCGAACTTCGTGCCTGATGGCGACGAGGATAAAACCCCGCGCGGGTCGTTTTAGTTTCAAGCGAAAAAATTCCCAAAT